TCGTACCTATAATACAGGGAGCAGTACTAGAAGCAGAGGGTAGCACCTTAACGGTCATTTTAGCACCCAGCACTACATAATGATTATAGAGCGCGGCCCATTGGTCAAATCCCATAGGTTGATGTCCAGTACCCGTATAATTAGGATCATATATTCCATTGGCACGAAATACATATGAGCCCAGAGCACCTAGCGTACTTGTTATACTTGTCACATGGTCAGTATATCTAAGAATCGCGCGGCGAGTCTTCGGCATACCAGAAAGAGCATTAGAAATATAAGGCCTACGGCGATGAGTCCAGCGGGTACGCTTACCACGCGGTCGCTTTGTTGGTCTTCGCTTCTTGGCATATGTCTTACGCGGCATTGTCACTATATATAGGGGGGGAAAGTTTTTGCTTAATATAAATTATTTCTGGTACCAGAAAGAATTCATATTAAAGGATAGCGGCATGTCATATATATATGATGAACACCGCAACACCGCAACACCGCCGCACCGCAACACCGCAAGGGGGGGAGGGTAATACTAAACCTCCCCCCTCTTCTAGCGTAGCGTATTGTTTTACACTCAACAATTATACCGATGGAGAATATAACGATTTAAAAACATTTTTTATTGAAAAAAAATATGATTATATAATTGGTAGAGAAATTGGAGAAAGCGGTACCCCGCACCTTCAAGGATATGTTTATAACAGAGGCAAATTATATTTTAATGGATTAAAAAAAATATGTAATCGTCTTCACATTGAGAAGGCAAAAGGCAACCCACAACAAAATTATAAATATTGTAGCAAGGATGGTAATTTTGAAAGTAATATGAAATTTAAAATTAGCACCGATGATTTTATAAAATCAGTAGAGCAAAATGTATTTGATGATGAATATAAAAATGTCACATGGAAACCATGGCAGCAGGAGATCTTAAATATCATTGAAACAAAACCCGATAACCGCACAATTCATTGGTATTATGAAACCAGAGGAAACACAGGCAAATCATTTTTAACAAAATATATAGCCTTAAAATATGATGTCATAATAGCCGATGGTAAAAAGGCAGATATATTTAATCAGGTCAATGTCATGATGAGAGAACAGCAGAAAATTCCAGCAGTCATAATATTGGATGTCCCACGTAGAAACCAAGGATATGTCAGCTATGGAGTATTAGAGCAATTAAAAAACGGCATGATATACAGCGGCAAATATGAAGGGGGCAGATGTATTTTTGAAGCCCCGCATGTCATCGTATTTTCTAATTCACTACCCGATACGTCAGAGATGTCAGCCGATAGATGGCACATTGTAAACATAGATGAAAACATGGATAAAGCATTCGCAGCACTAGGCTTGATGTAAATTTACGAAATCATTTTTTTTCCTATATCGCGGGCAAAAAAGCTTCGCTTTTTTAGGGAGCCCGCGATAAGAGAAAAAAAATTAGATTTCTTTATTTGTGTCGGAGCAACACGCGCGCTATCGCGCGCCGTATGCTCCTCCACAAAAAAAAAGGCATTCGCCTTATTTTTTTATGTAGGGAGAGCATATATAGCCTTATGAAGTCGTCATGTCCTTCGGCTCAGAGAATTCCACAATGTAATCAATAGTCACAAATAGATTAGGGGAGGCCGTTGTATTGTCCATAGTAAAATACCATATATTAAACATAGCATCTTCAGTAGGGTCAGCAGTTACAGGAGCACCGATACGGGCTACATTATCTTTTACATCAGTAACGTTAAATTGCTTTTTAGAAGAATATTTTTGCACAAGAGATACAACGCGATCGGTAGCTTTGAATAGCCTATACGGCCCGCGCTTCGCTTCAATAAAAGTCCCAGGGGTAGTATATGGCACAGCGGTTCCATCCGTCACCATCGTACCTATAATACAGGGAGCAGTACTAGAAGCAGAGGGTAGCACCTTAACGGTCATTTTAGCACCCAGCACTACATAATGATTATAGAGCGCGGCCCATTGGTCAAATCCCATAGGTTG